AGCTTAACCCGTACAGCTTCTTTGGCGTAGGCATTGCAGAGAACATGGACGATACGCAGACCTTGATGAATGGCTTTATGCGTATGGCTATTGATAACGCTGCACTGTCAGGTAATCTTATCATTGAAGTAGATGAGACTAACCTAGTACCGGGTCAAGACTTATCTGTGTACCCAGGAAAGATATTTAGACGCCAAGGTGGTGCTCCAGGGCAAGGTATCTTCGGTACTAAGTTCCCTAACGTAGCTAATGAGAATATGCAACTATTTGATAAAGCGAGGGTACTAGCTGATGAGAGTACAGGTTTCCCATCGTTTGCACACGGGCAGACAGGTGTTTCAGGAGTGGGAAGGACTGCTTCTGGGATTAGTATGCTTATGTCTGCAGCTAACGGCTCTATACGAAATGTTGTAAAGAACGTAGATGACTATCTTATTGGTCCTCTTGGTAAAGCGTTCTTTGCGTTTAATATGCAGTTTGACTTCGACAAAGAGATAAAAGGTGATCTAGAAGTTAAGGCATCAGGTACAGAAAGCTTGATGGCTAACGAAGTACGTTCACAACGTTTGATGCAGTTCATGGGTGTAGCTTCTAACCCAGCGCTTATGCCGTTTGTTAAGAGTGACTATATCATACGTGAGATTGCTAAGAGCATGGACCTTGATCCTGATAAGGTGACTAACTCTTTGGGTGACGCAGCTATCCAAGCTGAGATCCTCAAGAAGTTTACTACACCACCTGAACCCCCAGCAGGTGCAGTACAAGGTCCACCTCCACCTCCTTCACCAGGAGCAGCACCAGAGCAAGCAGGAGTTGGCGTAGCTGACACTACAGGCGCTGGGGGTGGTAACATAGGTACAGGTACAGTACCTACTCCAGGTGAGCAAGGGTTTACTGGTACATGACAATAAAGAAGCTAGTAAACGATAAGCCTCTATGGGATAGCTTTCTAGAGGTAATCAATAATAAGATTGCAGTAGCACAACGTAAGTTAGAGCAAGAGACAACTATGGAAGGTGTGTATCGTGCTCAAGGTGAGATTACTGCACTACGAAGATTAACTTATTTACGGGATGAGATGAATGCCTCTAGGTGATTATGGTTTAGGTGGGCGTGAAGCCCGTGGAGCTTATGAGTCAGCAAAAGCTTCCGTTGGATCTAATAATTCAGAAAAAGACGGTAGTAGTCTTGCACCTGATACTAGTTCAAGACCTAGGTCTAGACCAGATAATGTTGCGCCTGTAAGGTCTGATGATAATAAAAGTTCTGCACCTGCTACTAGTGTAAGACCTAGAGCTAGACCAGATAATGTTACACCTGTAAAAGCAGATTCTATTTCTATTACGAATGAAGATACAAAAAAAGTAGAAGCATATATTGATTATTTGACAGGTAATATAGTCTACAAAGACAACTCTAGACTTTCTAAATCAATAAAAGATAACGTAGCTAAGAATTTAAGTAGTTTATATCCAGACTTTAGCAATAAAACTATAAACTCTCTTGTTGAAAAACATGGTCCTAGTCTTATTGGAGGTCTTACTTCAGAAGCAATATCTATGTTAAGTCCTGAAGATAGAGAGACTCTTGCTGCTATGCAACCTTTAGGCAGAGGCATTAATACGACACCAGAATCACTTCGTGAAGCTTTTAATATAAGCCCTGGCTGGAAAGCAATGTCTACAGATATTAATAGTATTATAGGTTATTTAGAAAATCCTGAACAAGCTCTAGAAACTATTGTAGATAGGACTAGTGGTACTTTAGATTTTGGGATAATTCATCCAAGCTTTAGGGGTCTTACAGGTAAAATACAAGGCGATAAAACAATATCTATTGGTGGTAAAAAAACGTTTGCAGAGGGTGGAAAAGTGAGTGATGAAGCACAACTAGAAATGGAACTCATTATGAACGAGCAGGTAGACCCTGTAAGTGGTAACACTGCCCCTATAGGTGCTAAACCAGAGGAGGTTCGTGATGATATTGAGATTAGAGTTAGTCCAGGGGAGTATGTTATAAATGCACAAACTGTTAGATACTTTGGGGAAGACTTTTTTGATGAGCTACAAAAAACTGCAGAAGAAGGTTTTGAACGTATTAAGGAAGGTGAAGAGTTACCTTTCAGAGATGATGAACTCGATATTGAAGATGATGAGACTGAAGAAGTAGAACCAGAAGGTTTTGCTTATGGTGGACGTGTTAAAGGTTACGCTGAAGGGGATTTGGTAGTGCCTCAACCTATAGGTGGTGGTTACGGTCAGTACGGAGGTACTGGTTCTGTATTTATGGGGTACCAAAGTAAAACATTTATAAACGATGAAACAGGTCAAAAGATAATTATATTCTTCTTTAATGGTAGACCTTTAAGTAGGATACCTGCTGGTTTCCGTGAGATGGGTGAAACCCCTGCAGAAGAACAAGAGATTGCTAAAGAAGAAAAAGAAAAAGCTGTTGAGTCTGATAAAGGAAGAGATCCTATGGACGAGGCAGACAGGGGCTACAATCAAAAAGCTGTTTCAACATGGGGTGACGATGATTTTAATAGTTATTCAGCTGATGCTAGAAGTAGAGATTTTAACCCGCAAAAAGCGGGTACTATAGAAAAAGCTATTATGGGTTTATTTGGTGTACCAATAGGGGCTTTAGACTTGATTTCTAACCCCTTAGCAAAAGCACAAGCAAAAAGCGTTATAAGTAGGGCTACAGCAGACCTCAACAAAGATACAGATTCTAGTGGAAAACCTTTAACTGATGAAGGACGAAAGGCACGAACTATAGCCTTACACTCTGCTAAAATGGTTGAATCTAAAATAAGCGGAAAGGATTACCACGTAAATCAGGCTACTGTTGGACGAGGTGAAACGCAAACACGTATGACAGAAGAAACTCAAGGATACAGTTATTACGATCCTGATGATCCTACAGGAGAAACTTTTACTGGTTCTTCTTTAGGCTCTACCTCAACTAGATCCTCTGGTTCTGGCTCTGGTTCTGGCTCTGGTTCTAGCTCTGGTTCTAGCTCTGGTTCTAGCTCTGGTTCTAGCTCTGGTTCTAGCTCTGGTTCTAGCTCTGGTTCTAGCTCTGGTTCTAGCTCTGGTTCTAGCTCTGGTTCTGGTCAAAGCACAGGGCAACAAGCAGCAGATACCTATTCAGGAGGTGATGTATCAGGTGGAGAGTTTGGTGGTACATCTACAGGTGATACAGGTAAGTCAGCAGAACAAGAAGCGTCAGAATCTATAGGAGCGTACTTTAATAAAGGCGGTTTAGTTTCAAGACCATAAGTAAATAACAACGATAAGGCTACCCAGCTACGGCTGGCCCCATATAAGAAAGGATACAGTATGCCTGAACTAGCAGAAGTAGAAACCCCAAAGACAGCAGGTTTCGTAAACCCAAAGAAACCTACACCTCTAGAAGAAAAGATTAAACGAGAGGAAGAAGAACTACAAGCTTTAATGAAAGCTAGAACTGAAGAGATTGAAGATAAAGCAGAAGAGCAAGAAGCTAAACCTGCAAAAGAACCTGAGGAAGAAGATCTATCAGGTGAAGAACGTACCTACAAGAAACGCTACAGTGATCTACGTAATCACTTAAACAAGCAAGCTGAAGAACTAAAACAACTTAAAGCTCAGCTTGAAACAGCACAAAAGACAGGCAAGGTACGTGCTCCTACTTCAGACGAAAGCATTGAAGCTTGGGCAGCTAAGTATCCTGAGATTGCTGGCATAGTTGAAACTATCGCTGAAAAGAAAGCGCAAGAGAAGTTTAGCTATGCAGATGAGCGTCTAAAAGAGATTGACAAGATCAACGAGAAAGCCCAGCGCACAAAAGCTGAGAATGAGATCCGTGCTATGCACAGCGACTTCGATGATCTACGTGCAAGTGATGACTTCCACGATTGGGCTGGTGAACAACCTAAGTGGGTACAAGACGCACTATATGAAAACCAAGATGATCCACAATCAGTGATCCGTGTGATTGACCTATATAAGGTTGACAAGGGTATGGACACTAAGGGTCAACGAAAGAGTACTAGAGATGCAGCATCTGCTGTTAAAACAAAACGTACCTCAAAACCAGACGGTGAGGGTATATCTGGGCAACTACGTGAATCAGATGTTCAACGTATGAGTGCCTCAGAATACGAGCAACGTTCAGATGAAATTATGGAAGCTATCCGTAGTGGTAAGTTTGTCTATGATGTTTCTGGTGGTGCGAGGTAAATAAGGTATTGACATTACACAAACTCTATGTTATAACTGTGTATGTTAATAAAGCATAGGTATACCCTGTTAGACGTTTCAGCTACTATGCCTATGCTTTCGACTAAGCGAAGACAAATACGTTAAGACTTACCTGTTCTATTATAGGCCCGACAGACTCTAAGCTAGGCCAAGCTTTTTTGAAGTCGCACCCTAGAACGATCAGCCTCTTATCTGATGTTACAGCTTATAAATGTAAATAAGCCTAACTATCTATGGAGGATTATATCATGGCTTTCGCAACAGCGTCAGGTTATGGTAATTTACCCAACGGTAATTTTAGCCCCGTAATCTACAGTAAACAGGTACAGCTTGCCTTCCGCAAGTCCTCTATTGTAGAAGCAATCACAAACTCTGATTATTTCGGAGAGATTGCTAACATGGGTGATTCCGTGAAAATTATCAAAGAACCTGAAATCACCGTGAAGTCGTATGCCCGTGGCACGACTATCACACCACAAGACCTTGACGATGAAGATTTTTCTTTGACCGTTGATAAAGCAAACTACTTTGCCTTCAAGGTTGACGATATTGAAGAAGCTCACTCACATGTGAACTTCCAAAGTATCGCATCTGATCGTGCAGCTTATCGTTTGGCTGACCAGTTTGACCAAGATGTTCTTGGTTACATGGCTGGCTTCAAGCAAACAGCTATTCACGGTAAACCTAACACAGCTAACACTACCGTAAATGGTACTAAAGCTGTAACGACTGCTGGTTCTGATGAACTGCTTTCAAGCATGAAGCTAGACGCTTCTGACTTTAATGCTGGTACTGGTGGTAACTCTATCGTTGTCAAGCCTCGTACAGGTGCAGACACGTTGAACACCACTGCAGCTAATGCGACACCAATGCAAGTTATTGCACGTATGTCACGTAAGCTGGACCAACAGAATGTTTCTACGAATGATCGTTGGCTCGTAATTGACCCAGTGTTTGCTGAACTTCTGAAAGACGAAGATTCACGTCTTCTGAACGCAGACTTCGGTGGATCAGGGTTGCAGAATGGGTTGATCTTCAACAACATTCACGGCTTTAAAGTCTACATGTCTAACAACCTTCCTGAAGTAGGTGACGGTCCAACCTCAACCACATCTTCAGGTTCTACGCACTACGGTGTGTTGCTTGCTGGACATTCATCTGCAGCAGCTACTGCTGAGCAAATTAACAAGACAGAAACATATCGTGACCCTGACAGCTTTGCTGACATCGTTCGTGGTATGCACCTATACGGTCGCAAAATCTTGCGCCCTGAAGCTCTTGTTAATGCAATCTACACGTCTGGTCTATAAGGGGAGGAATGAGATATGGCACTTGGTGATAATACTCTTGCTTCCGCTCGTGGCGTTTCGCAGCGAGGACGCAACCCTTATATGGTTCAAACCGTATTGAACTTAGCAACTGCTTTGTCAGACAAAGGAAGTGCATTGGCTGCGGCTGATGTTATTCCTGCAATTGCAGTACCAAAAGGAACTATGATCCTTAATGCTGGTATTGAAGTTGACACAGCAATTACATCTGCTTCAGCTTTGACTCTTGACCTTGGTACAGGTGTTGATGCTGACGTATTTGCAGATGGCTTTGATGGCACATCTGCAGCAGGTGTACTGTCGCAAAACCCAGCCGCATATCAGCCAGTAATGGCTGTAGCTGACGACAACATTGATGTAACTATTGCTACATTGACAGGTACGTTGTCTACAGGTAAAATGCGTGTATGGGCAGTTCTTATGGATTGCACAGATGTAGGTGATCTGTCTGCTCAAGAAGTAGATCGTGATACGCTTGCATAACTAAATAATGTAGGGGCTGCTTTCGGGTGGCCCTTACACTTATCTAATAGAGATTCTTATGGCTACTTTTATCAACCTGACAAACGAACTGTTACGTAGACTTAATGAAGTTCAGATCACAGAGTCTGAGTTTACTTCAGTTAAGAACGTGCAAGCTCTTGCCAAAGATGCTATCAACTCATCTATAAGACAGATGCTTCAGGACGCACAAGAGTGGCCCTTTACGTTGACTACAACAACACAAACACTTACGGCAGGAACAGGAACGTATGACTTTCCTGCAGATTATTCCAAAGCAGATTGGGATACATTTTACATTAGGCAGTTATCCTCTGAGAATAACACACCTAAAAAACTTTCTCTTATTACATTTGATCAATACATATCTACATTTAAATCTTTAGAAGACTTGGGTGGCGAGGGTGCAAGAAGTGACCCTGACTACGTGTACATGACGCAAGAAGAGAAGTTTGGCGTAACTCCTATCCCAAATGCAGCATACGTTATTGAGTATAGATATTGGAAGTACCCTGCTGACTTAACTGCTAGTAGTGATACTGCATTAGTACCAGATCGTTTCAAACACGTTATTATAGATGGTGCTATGATGTACATGATGATGTTTAGATCTAATGAACAGAGTGCAGCTATGCACGAAAAAAAGTTTACAGATGGTATTGCCATGATGCGTAGACTTATAATAGATCACCCTGTAAACGTAAGGTCTACTGTAATCCAACGCCCTGTTAGCAACATGCAACTTAATACCGCTACGGTTGGTCCTGGTGCAGTATCTGATGGATTCTAACAATGTCTGACGCATTACAAACATATGTGTCTGTTATGGCTGGTGGACTTGTAACTAACGTTGATCCACTTACACAGTCAAACAACTTCTCAGGTAGTGCGGTACGTCTTGTAAACATGGAGCCTTCACTTGAGGGTGGATATAGACGGATAAGTGGGTTTGAAAACTCTTATGGTACACTTCCTGGTACAGGTAAAGTATTAGGACTTTCTGTCAACGGTGATATTAATCAGGGTGTACTTGGGTGTAGAGCACCTTCTTCTGGTAGCAACTATCTGCATTGGTATAATCACTACTATGATGTACCATTAGGTACAGGAGAAGGTTCAGGTTTTACTGTTGGTGAAACTGTTACAGGGGCTGGGGTTACAGCATCGGGTACGGTAATATCTAAAACTGCAGATGCTATTGTAGTAAACTTTGGAAGATTACCAGACAATGTATTTGCTACAGGTAACGTACTTACAGGTGGTACTTCTAGTGCAACAGGTACAGTATCGAGTACTCCTACTGTAATAGGTTGGACTGCAGTTACTACAGCAGGTAGCCCTACAATGACAGGGGTTGACGTAGTAAGGTTTGAACGTTATAATTGGACTGAAGAAACCTTACTACTAACTGATGGTGTTAATCCTGCAGCCAAGTATAACGGCACAACGTATACGCAGATTACACACGCAAATGCACCAACAGATCCTAAGTTTGCTAGTGCCTTTGCAAATCACCTTTGGTTAGCTGGCGATCCCGCAGAACCTTTTAACATATACTTTTCTGCTCCTAATGCAGATACGGACTTTGATCCAGCAAACGGTGCAGGTGTAATTAATATAGGTTTTACTGTAACTCAACTAAAAGCCTTTCGTAATCAGCTTTATGTATTTGGTCAGAACCAGATTAAACGCATCATAGGTGATAACTACTCTAACTTTACAGTAGAAAACGTAACAAATGACTTGGGGTGTGTTGCACCTGATACTGTGGTAGAGTTCGGTGGTGACATTATCTTCTTAGGGTCAGATGGTATTCGTCCTATTTCAGGTACATCACGTATTGGTGACGTTGAACTTGAAACTGTTTCTCGTGAGATTCAAAAAACATTTGAGAACTACACAGCTAACGAGGACGTAACTAAACTTAAAGCTCTTGTGATACGAAGAAAGTCACAGTTTAGGTTGTTCTTTGAAGCTAACACTTCTTTGTCACTACTGGCAGCTATACGTAAAGGCCCAACTGCACAGTCTACATTTGAATATAGTCAGCTTGTAGGTGTTGAAGCAACATCAGTAGCTAGTGGTTACATAGGTCAGTTTGAGTTTGTATTACATGGAGACAGTACAGGCAAGGTACATAAACAAGAAGAAGGTGATTCATTTGCTGGCTCTGAAATATTCAGTGTGTACCAAACTCCGTATTACTTTATGGGTGATCCAGAAGTTCGTAAGATATTTTATAAAGTTAAGACCTTTCTTAAAACTGAAGGTGAAGCCTTAATTAACGTAGGTATAGACTTTAACTTTGGTGACTCTGAGATAAACACACCAGAAAACTTTTCATTGACAACTGCAGGTGCAGCTTCTTTGTTTGATAACGCATCTACAATCTTTGATACAACAGACATATATGATGGCAACCCATCACCAACAAGATCAACAAATATAAGTGGATCAGGGGATTCTATTTCGGTATCTTACGTTACCAATAGTACAAGCCCAAGTCATACAATACAGGCCGTATCCATACTGTATGGCACAGGCGACAGGAGATAAAAAGTGGCAGGTTATACAAGACAATCTTCAGCAGACATTGTGGCAACAGCCGTTGTACGAGCTAACCCGTTAAACCTAGAGTTTGACCAAGTACTTGCTGCGTTTAATGCTTCAACTGGACACAAGCACGATGGTACATCAGCAGAGGGTGCATACGTACCACTTATTGCTGACTCAGATGCACTTAATAAAGTAGTTATAGATACATCAAATAACCGTGTTGGTGTATTTGTAGAGGTATCTGCTGCAGCCGTAGAGCAAGTTAGATTCCAAGATGGTCTTATCACTCCTGTCACAGATAACGATATTGATCTTGGTACATCTAGCCTAGAGTTTAAAGACTTGTACCTAGATGGTACTGCCACCATTGACACATTGCAAGTTGACGAGAATGCTACGATTACAGGCAACCTTACAGTAAATGGTAATGCTACTCTTGGTAATGCTGCTACTGATACTGTAACCTTTACTGCTGATATTGCTTCTGCACTTCTTCCTTCTGCTGATGATACGTATGACTTAGGTGCTACAGGATCTGAGTGGCGTAACCTATACATTGATGGCATTGCTAACATTGACAGCCTTGTAGCTGACACTGCAGACATTAACGGTGGTACAATTGATGCTGCTACCATTGGTGGAACAACTGCTGCTGCTGGTACGTTTACAACCCTTACAGCTACAGGTACAACTACACTTACTACTGTTGACATTAACGGCGGTGCTATAGATAACACGGTAATTGGTGGTACTACTGCAGCAGCCATTACAGGTACAACTATTACAGGTACATCTCTTGTAGGTCCACTTACAGGAAACGTGACAGGCAACGTAACAGGAAATCTCACAGGTAACGTTACGGGCAATGTCACTGGTAATGTTACAGGAGACTTAACGGGTGACGTTACAGGTAATCTTGTAGGTACAACTTCAACAGCTAAAAACCTTAACCCTGCATCTGACAGCCTGTATGACTTAGGTACTACTTCTGTTCGTTGGGCAAACATCTACGGTGATGCCGCTAACATTACTGCAATTACAGGTGCTCTGACAGGTAACGTCACGGGTAACGTAACAGGTAATGTTACTGGCAATGTTACGGGTAACGTGACAGGAGACTTGACAGGAGATGTCACAGGGGATGTAACTGGCAACCTGACGGGTAATGTCACAGGAAATGTTACAGGAAACGTAACTGGTAATGTGACGGGGGATCTAACGGGTGATGTAACTTCTACGGGTACATCTAGTTTTGCTATAGTTACAACATCAGGTAATGTTACTGTTGGTGGTGACTTAACTGTAAATGGTACAACAACTACAATCAACACAACCAATACTGTTGTTGCTGACTTGTTAATGGAACTAGGTAATGGTACTACAGGTACACCTTCTAATGATGCTGGTATTGTCATTGAACGTGGTACATCTGATAATGCCTTTATTGGTTGGGATGAAAGTGCAGATAAGTTTACTGTAGGTACAGGTACATTTACAGGTGCGTCTACAGGTGATCTTACGATTACTACAGGTACACTTGTAGCTAACATTGAAGGTAATGTCACAGGTGATTTAACAGGTAATGCTGATACAGCTACAGCCCTAGCAACTGCACGTACAATTGCTGGTCAGTCTTTCGATGGTACAGCTAACATTAGTATTGCACCTACAGACCTTACAGGTGTAACTGCCACTGCTACTGAAATAAACATCATGGATGGTGATACAGCAGCTACGGCTACTACCCTTGCAGATGCAGATAGAGTTGTAGTTAATGATGCTGGCACTATGAAGCAGGTAGCACTAACTGACTTTGAGACATACTTTGAAAGTGCATTAGATACACTAAGCAATGTAACTACGGTAGGTGCTCTTGATAGTGGTAGCATTACAAGTAACTTTGGTTCTATTAATAATGGATCAAGTGCTATCACCACTACAGGTACAATTACATTTGGTACTCTGTCAGATGGTACAGACAGTGTAACTGATATTGTAACCAGTGTAGGTACAGGATCTACTAACTCTGAGTTAGCTACAGCAGCAGCTATTGAGTCACGTATTCAAGCAGTAAATGGTACAGCTAACAACGTAACTGGTCTGACAGCTACAGGTGCTGAACTTAATGCTGTAGCAGATGTATCAGCTATTACGATTGACACAAGTACTGCTATCGCTAACAATGATGGCATTGCAGTGTTTGACTCTTCTGCATCATCCATTGGTTACTTTGATGTAGACTTACTTGATACTTACTTTGCAGGTACGACTAAGACACTTACTAATAAAACACTGACAAGCCCAACTGTATCTGGTTTGTATCTGAGTGACTCAGGGTTTAGTGTTGAAGGTTCTAGTGCAGATGATAACGAGACTACAGTATCCTTTACAAACCCAACAGCAGATCGTACAATTACATTCCCTGATGCTACAGGTAACGTAGCTGTATTTACTACTGCACCTACTGCAGCTATCACTGATGGTACAAGTGGTCAGGTACTAACTACAAATGGCTCTGGGGTGTTGAGCTTTGCAGATGCGGCTGGTGGTGGTGCAGACCTTTATGCTGCTAATGAAAGTTCACCTGCAGCACAGCCAAGCGCCACTGGTACGAATGCAATAGCTATTGGGGATAGCACAACATCTAGCGGGACCAGCAGTGTAGCGATTGGTTTTGGGGCAGATGCTAGTAATACTCATAATATAGCTATTGGTTATAATTCAGAGGCAAGCACAGGTACTTATAACTTTGCCTTTGGTTCTGGTGCAACAGCAAACGCATCTTATTATGCTACAGCAATTGGTCAAACAGCAGGTGGGCTTGGTTCACAGGCAGGGGCCAATGGTTCATTTGCTGCGGCTGGCGGTGTCACTGCAACAGGTAATAACGCAATAGCAATGGGTTCTTCTTATGCGTCTGGTACAACAAGTTTTGCGGCAGCTATAAGTAATAGAACTTCTAGCTACGGTGCTACTGGCGCTAACAGTGTTGCTATTGGCCCATTCGCCAAGGCCACAGGAACAGAAGCCATAGCTCTGAGTGGTGGTTATGCGCAAGGTGTAAAGTCAATCTCAATCGGCTCAAGCAGTCACGCTACAAGTACATATGGATGTGCCGTCGGTTATGATACAACAGCCGTTGGATCAGCTTTGGCTCTGGGTACTACTGCAAATGCACAGGCTGCTTATTCAACAGCTATTCATAGGTCAAAAGCAGAACAGCAAGGAAAAATAGCATTTTCTGGTATTTTCTTCGGTGCAATAGGCGATGCTCAAGGCGGCTCATTTGTTTTAGTCGCAGACACTACAGATGCAACCGCAACTGTTTTGACAAGCAACAATGGCACGGCGTCATCTACCAACCAAATCGTAGCAGCATCTGATACTTGCATTACCTTTGATGGCACAATTACCGCTATGCAAAACGGTGCACAAGCATACGCCTCATGGAAGATTGAGGGTTTGCTAGTAAACGACGGCGGAACAACCTCACTTGTAAACAGTGCCACCACAGTAATTTCAAATGCAGATGGCTGGGGAATGGCTCTTACAGCAGATACTGGAAATAATGCCCTTGCTATTACAGTAACAGGTGAGGCAAGCCATAACATTCGTTGGGTGGCAAACATTAGAACCACCGAAGTAACTTACGCCTAAAGGAGAAACTAACAATGGCTATACAACATAATATTACAGAAGTGGCAAGCCAATATGGTATCGCCTTTAATAATGCTTACTACCGTATTATAACAGTATCACTTACTCGTGAACGTGGAACAAATCCTAAGTTTATGGTAATGATTGACTTGTCAGCTTATGCTACAAGCACACCTACAGATGATACTCGTGAGGTAGACTTTAAACGGTATCATGCAGATTGGGATGCTATTAATGCCTCATCAGGAGATGCTTTTCTTGATAAGTGCTACTCTTGGGTTATGACTCAAGACGACATGGCAGGTTCTACAGCAGTATAAGGATTACCTATGGCCCTTGAAATTGATTACTCAAGTGGTATCTTTGAGGCAGCACCTTCAGGTGAAACTGTTGGTACTGTCACGGGTAATGCCACTTTAGATTTAACATCAGGTAATCTTTTTAATCATACACCAACTGCTAACACTACTTTTGTGTTTAGCAATCCACCTACTACGGGTAGTGCATACGATATGACGCTGAAGGTGGTAGGGGCTAACGTTGTAACTGGGTATGACTTGGCTAATGCTAGTTATGACAATGTTAGTTTTAGCGTTGCTTCCCAAGAAACAAATCCTAATAGCGTGTGGATAAAATATGACGGCTTGAAGATGTATGTGGTTGGTGTCACTGGTGATGACATTAATGAATACTCTTTATCAACAGCTTGGGATATAACAACTGCTTCTTTTACTGCGGCAACAAGTGTTGCTTCCCAAGAAACTGCTCCTCACGGTTTATTCTTTAGATCAGATGGCACAAAGATGTATCTGGTAGGATCAGCAAGTGATAGTGTGCATGAGTATGATTTAAGTACGGCATGGGATAGTACCACAATTTCTCTTGTACGATCACAAAGTGTTTCTTCTCAAGATACAGGTCCGCAAGATGTTTGGTTTAATACTGATGGGACCAAAATGTTTATTCTTGGTTACACTGGCAGTGATGTAAACGAATATTCTTTGTCTACGGCTTGGGATGTTTCAACAATTAGTTACACAAGAAACTTTAGTGTTTCTGCTCAAGCAAGTGGACCTCGTGGGATGTTTATGAATCCTGATGGTACTAAGATGTGGATTACTGAAAATACCAGTGATGAAGTACATGAATACGATTTAACAACTGGCTTTGACCTATCAACTGCTTCATATAATAACGTCCAGTTTAGTGTAACTACAGAAGAATCATCACCATATGGACTATATTTTAAAAACGATGGTTCCAAAATGTACATCATTGGCGGCGGTAGTGACACAATTTACCAATACTCCACAGGCTCAACAGCATTAGCAACAATAACTTACCCTGCCTCAGTAAAATGGGCTGGGGGTACTGCACCATCTGCACCTGCTTCAGGACAAAAAGATGTGTACAACTTCTTCACCCTTGATGGTGGCACCACGTACTACGGTTTCCAAGCAGGAGATGCAATGGCATGACTGTGCTTATTGATTATACCAAAGGTTTCTTTGAGACAACAGAAGGCGATACTGTTGGTACGGTTACAGGCAATGCTACGTTGGACCTATCGACAGGCTCTGTGTTCAGCCATACGCCTACTGCCAATACCACCTTTGCATTCACCAATCCTGCACCATCAGGTACATCTTCCAGTGCAACGTTAAAGCTGACGGGGGCTACCCTCACGAGTGCTTATGATATTGCTAATGCAAGTTACGATAGTAAAAGTTACGATCCAACTACTCAGGCAACAGCGCCAAGTGGTTTTTATATAAAACCAGATGGTACGAAACTTTACATTGTCGATAATGGCACTGATACAATCTATCAATATACCTTATCAACGGCATGGGATATTTCGACTGCTTCGTATGACAGTGTTTCTATAAGCGTTTCAAGTCAGGACATCCAGCCCAACGGAATAACGTTTAAGCCAGATGGTACAATAATGTACCATACATCAAACTCTGGCAACAATATGGATCAGTACACTCTTTCAACGGCATGGGATTTATCAACTGCTTCGTATGCCAATAAGTCTTACAATTTGCATCTAGGTGCTGTAGAATTAATACCCAGAAACCTTGTATTCAACAGCACAGGAACAATACTTTTAGTTGCTGGTGGTACAAACGATACAGTTTATCAACATAACTTGTCTACAGCATGGGATATTTCGACTGCTTCGTATGCAAGCAAATCTTTAAATGTATCAAGCCAAGAAACAGGTTTGCACGGAATTTACTTAAAACCAGATGACAGCAAACTTTGGATTTTAGGGTTTGGTTCAAACACTGTATATCAATACAGCATTACAAGTGCAGATGCCTCTACTGCGTCCTATGACAATGTTTCATTTAGCGTGGCCTCTCAGTCAAGTAGTAGTTATTCAGTTTTCTTCGGGGATAGCGGTGCAAAGATGTATGTTTTGGATAGCCTGACTGACACCATCTATCAATACTCCACAGGCTCTTCAGCATTAGCAACAATAACTTACCCTGCCTCTGTAATCTGGTCAGGCGGCACAACACCTACAGCACCTGCCAATGGTGAGACTGATGTGTACTCATTTTATACGGACGATGGCGGTACAACTTATTACGGATTTGTATCAGGAGATGCTTTAGCATGAGTGTATCAATAGACTATACTGGCGGTGTATTCCAAGCCAACAGAGCCAAGAGTGTTGGTACGGTTACTAGCTCTACTATTGATGTTTCTAGCGGTAATTACTTTGAATTTACGCCTTCTGCAAATACAACTTTTACGTTCAGTAACCCCCCAGCATCAGGCACAGCAGCAGGTTTTGCTTTGATAATTACGCCAAGTGCTACTGTAACAATCACATATCCCTCATCAGTGAAGTTCCCTAATGGCACAGCCCCTGCTGGCCCAGCTATAGGTGAAACAGATGTGCTGGTATTCTACACGGACGATGGTGGAACTACCTACCAAGGCTTTAGAGCAGGGGATGCAATGGCATGAGTGTATCACGTTTAATGCAGATGGGTGGCGCTGGATCGTTGGTTATACCAGTAGTAGTAGAAGATGCAGATATAGACATTGGAACTCGTATTGATGCGGGTCAAACAGCTTACAGTGGATCATTAAACATAACTACAAATAGTGCTTGTGTATTTATTGTAAGACGTTCAAAAGCAATTTCTACCAGTGGAGACAACTCTTCAGCAACACTTACAGTAGGGGGTGTTAGCGCAACAAAGATTGCCAGTTACGATATAACAGTAGCATCAATTTATGTTAATCACCACGAAGTTTATTACTTGGAAAACGTTTCTACAGGTTCTACCGTTTCTGCCGTTACGGGTTCAGGTAATGCAGCAGTAGCTATATCTATAATGGCATTTATGCTGGACAGTGCGGTGCAGCCAACAGTTACAAACGGCAAACAAAACTATTCATTTAACACCTCTACAAGCCCAAGTCCAAAAACTGTTAGTGTAAGTGTACCAAGGAATGCGTTTATTTGGTATGCACATGCTAGTTCAAACTTCCTCCTCACAGAAACAATAACGCTAAGTGTATCTCAGTCGTTATCCCCTATTGAGGTTGCCAGATCAGGAAATACAGTAACAAACGTTGATGTTCAGGCTACTTACATTCAAACGGAAACAACAACAGTTACAGCAACTTTACCACACAATAATAGTACCTTCTCAGGGGGGTTTGACACTGATTATTTGATTTTGCAGTTCTAAGGAGAAAACATGTTCGTAAAACTTACAAACGGTAATGTCGATCAATTTCCATACACGATTGGACAATTTCGCCGTGATAACCCAAACACATCTTTCCCTGCACAGATACCTAATACTATTCTGCGTAGGTATGCAGTCTATGAGGTTACTGAATTAGCTAAACCTTCATATGACCCATTGGTGCAGACACTTGTGCGTGGTACACCTACACGAGAAGTCATCCGCATGAAGACTGAGGCTGACTGTACTGACCCTGAGACAGGTGTAGTAGATACAGATCAGGTAGGACAACCTCTGTACGGCAACGAGTGGGAAGTATCTTACACTGCACAGAATATGGAACAAGCCACGGCAGAGTCTAATGTAAGAGCTAGACGTGATAGCTTATTGAAAGAGACTGACTGGATGGCTTTATCAGATGTAACTATGTCGAGTGAGATGACTACTTACAGGCAAGCACTAAGGGATGTACCAGCACAAGCTGGCTTTCCTTTTAGTGTAACTTGGCCTAATAAACCTTGACATTTACATAAAAATGTGTATAATTATGTTACACATATCTGTTAAACAAAGGAGACTAACATGGCAGAGAAACAAAAGAACGTCATTACAGTCAACGAAAAAGAGTACAACGTTGATGACATGACAGATAAGCAGAAAGTTATGCTTGCACATGTACAGGATTTAGAACGTAAGATTAACACTACACGTTTTAACCTAGATCAACTTATCGTAGGACGTGAGGCATTTGCTGTTGATCTTGCGAATGACTTAGAGAAAGATCAAGAGGCAGCATAAATGTCAGACTCCAAGCTAACATCAGAAGAACTAGAAGCTATGTTAGATCGTGCAGCTAAGAGAGGTGCAGCAGAAGCACTTCGTGAGCTTGGCTTACAGGATGATGATGCGGCTAGTGACTTACGTGAAATGCGTAGTCTGCTGGATGCTTGGAGACTCACCAAAAAAAGCATATGGTCTACTACTGTAAAGATGGGAACAGTAGCAGTACTAACGTTTATAGCTACAGCAGTTTGGATGACCTTCGGTAAATAATTTATAAGCAATAGGGAGATGCTTATGATTGATCCAGTGACTGCGATTACAGCAGCCACCACCGCTTTTAGTATGCTCAAGAAGGGCATAGCTGTTGGTAAAGATCTGCAGGACATGGGTGGTCAACTATCTAAGTGGGCAGGAGCAATAGCTGACTTAGACTTTGCTGACAAGCAGAACCAGAAGCCAGCATGGTATAAGACATTAGGTGGTGGCGTACAGGCTCAAGCTATGGAAATCTTTGCAGCAAAGCAGAAGGCTGCAGCCATGAGGCAGGAGCTAAAAGACTACATATCTGTTATGTATGGCCCATCAAAGTGGCAAGAAATATTGGCAATCGAAGCAGACTTACGTAAACAAAAAAGAGAACACGAACACAGGCAGATGGAAAT